CCAATACCCGTAAAGATACAGGCCTTAGCCCACCGTGGAGGGATGATTGTGAAAGTACCTGCACCTGAACTTCTCCACTTCTGATGATGCTGACCACCTAAGTGCGAAACATCGAAGTGCATTAGTACTTACCTCCTACTGCAGTAACCTTCCAAGGTGCAGCAACTGTAGTGGTAATTGCTACGTTAATTTTATCACCCGGAGGCAGTGCAATGTTAAGTGGAACCATAATTGAAGCATTAGCTGCTACTTGTGAGATTGTTACAGCAGGAAGTGTTACCTCTTCAAACAATGTATTATTTGTGGCAGCAGTACCGACGCCATCATTAATAAATACACGAAGCGAAGATACGACAGCAGTACCTGTAGGCTTGCACTTAAGATAACTCACATAACCACCATTGGTAGCATCTGCAGTGAACACAGTAGTTACTGTACCAGTTCCATCAAATGCAGCGTTGCCTGTTGCACTCGGGGTTCCCCATTGAATATCACCAACCTTTGAGTAGATTGGATCAGTATTGACTGTAGCCATACTTTACTCCTTTAATTTAACGTATTACCCAAGTACGCTTGGGTGACTTGACCCTTCGACCATATATCTTGAATAGCTGCAGCAGGGATTGTGCAGAACACATCACAGGTAGCACCTGTAAAGTTAACAAGTGCGTTAGCGTTGGAACTCTCAAATACAGTAATCCTGCGAAGCACGTTAGTAGCTGTAAGCTCACCTTGACCTACTTCCCATGCTGAACCTGTTTGCTCTGCAATGCAGTAATACAGAGGTTCACCTACCGTAAAACCAGCAGCAGAGAATGCTTTGAAACCAGCAGCAGCACCAAGCAAGGTAGCGTTACCTGTGCCTACAACTGCAGTAGTTTCCTTTACTCTATCGTGAACCTTTGCCATGATTACAGACCAAAGATACCAGAAGCGTTCCAAGTAACGGAGATATTACCACCGTTAGGAATAACAGGCAGACCAGTCACGCCAGTATCAATAAAAGCAATTAGACGCCATGTGGTATTAGCACCTGCGTTCTTGCGGTAGATTACCAGAGCTTCGCAGTTGTTACCTGCAGCGACGTTAGGAAATGTAATGTCAGCACCGTCAAACACACCGCCTGCAAATGTCTTAGGGGTTGTAATTTCTTGGTCAGTTGTACTAGCGATACCGGAGAGTTGAGAATAGAATTCGTGCGCGGCAGAGTAAGTGTAAACACCAGTATCAACCAGAGCTACGTACACACCAGTAGTACCTGTACCTGCCAGATCAGAGTTCGCGGTTGCTTGAATGATTGCTTCTTTCCATTTTGGGTATAGAGCGTTTGCCATTTGTAGTTTCCTTTATTTGTTAAGATATGTCGTACCAGAGGTCACCGACCCTTGGGTTAATAGGTGCTGTAGTAGATACAGTCACTGTAGCGGAGTTGATGTTTTCCCATACTCCAAGGTTTGCATTATACACTAGTTTCTGCCCGTCCTGCGGAGATACTGCTGTAACATCCGTAAGCTCATTCAGTGTAGTTGCAGAAGGACCGCCTGAGCCTCCCTGAGAAGAATCTGCAGTTACGGATATGTACTGCTCAATATTCTCCGAGACAGGCACTGGATCAGTAATAATCTTTTGACCGTCATCGAACTGCAGTTGCAACCGTCCGTTCTTATCCCATGTAGCCGATACTAAACTTCTATCGGCATCAGGAGATATAGCGTTCTTACCTAGGAACTCTTGTTTGATCCTAGGAGTACTAACAGGAGCCACGGAAGCAGCTTCTGAGCGCTTTTCCAGCAATACAGCTAGATGCTGTGGTAGCTTAGGTTTAATCGACTCTGAGGGCGTTCTGGAGGCTTTCTCAAGCCTTTCTGCAGTACTTGCCTGCGATAAACCTGAGAAGTACGCTTCATCGTCGGTTAAACCTCGGTTGATAGCTGAGGTGTAACCTACAAGGAATGCTTGTTTGGCTTTCAGGGATTTATGCAGGATAGCTGGAGGTAGCTCTTGCAGGTTGTATTTAATAATTATGTTTTGCAATGCTACCTCCTTTGTTATGCTGCGTTGTCTGCATTATCTGCAGAAGAATCTCCACCTTCACCAGTCGCTTGACCTGTTCCGCTGGAAAGACCTTCTTCCATACCCTCTCCGCTCCTTGTGGTTTTATCCGGTAGGATTTCATCAAGGTCAGTACCTTCAGGGAGTTCGTCAATACCGAGCGCAGTCATACCGCGATTGATAACGTCAATAGTCTTAGGCAGGAAACCAGTAGCGCCCATACGCTGATACGCTTTAGACAGACCTTCAAGATCGACGGCATGCAGGTTATCGTAATCCAGTGTGCAAGTACGAGCAGGATCAAAACCATTCAGTTCGTACAGTTGACGGATAACGTCACGCTGAAACAACTCCACGATATTGTCGAGCATAGCTTCTACGTATGCGCCGGTTAAGGAACTTTTCAATGCACCAAGTGCAAAAGAACCAACAGAACTCTGGCCCATTTGCAAAATATCTGCCGCCATCGAAGTATAAATCTGATTCTGATAGAACTCCTTAACCTTGGCTGTATCGAAGGATTTCTTACCATCTGAATTCAGCAGAGTAAGCGAGAATAACTTCTGACGAGTATCAGGATCAGTAGCACTGGGAAGAATAATACCTGATTGGGAGTTATTCTGAATGTTACGGATAATGTTCTTGAAGTTCTCGTAGATTGCTTTCTGCTCGGGGCTAGCATCAGCGGACATGTACTGCGCAGGAATCTCCAGTACAGGTAGACCTTGCAAGTCACGAGCTACACCTGCTGCTTCAATCTCTTGGATAACCGTAAGGTATCGCCATGCGAGGTACACATCGCGCAATGGGGATTTACCGAATGGGTCACCGCGATTACGACCTACGGTAATATGCACGAACTTAGATTTAGGCAGGATTACCTTCAGTTTATTCGCTGCAGTGGAATACCGCATGGAATTCAGGCTGGAAGTGTTCTGCTCTACACCCAGCAGTTCATTACCTTCTGTATCGTAGATAAAGCGTGTGATGCTCTCTTGGTGACGCAGCGCAAGTTTCTTCAGGCCGATTCGGTTGTCATCATAGAGACTACCACTAGCTTTTGTGCGTTTACGGAATACTTTTTCATGCACGGAGAAACCGTAGATGTTACTTGACAGTGCATCCTTGATAAAGTCACGGAAGGAATGATCCATGTCATTCAAGCATTCGTTAATGAACTCCGTCTGCTTCTTCTCTTCTTCCGTTGCGTCCTTCGGAGGCAGTACGCGCCAATCAACCTTGGAGATTAGGTTGTCATACAGCGACAAGCAAGAGTTAATCGCGGAGTGATAGCTCATTTCCTTGTACGTATGAACGGAACGAGGAAAGTTCAACTCTTGCTTCATTTCCTCGTTGCTCACTCCGTTAAACAGTTGTAAGCCTGAGTAACCAATAGAGCCTAGTTGAAAGCGATCTGGCCTATCCATAGGTGCAACAGCTTTTTCAACGGAGGTTTGCCCATCGGCTTCAGTTTTTCTAGTTCTAGCCATCAGTGTAGGCTCCTTTAATTGGTTATTCAATTCATGGTAAAGTCAAACCAGAAGTAGGTATACTACCACTGGGGTTTACGCTATATACAGGCGTCTGAGATAAGTCAGGAAGAGTAAACGCAGGTAACTCAAGAGTTTGGTTCAATGCCAGTACTCCATCGCTGCAGCAATCAGCCATATCGTCGCGTTCACCGCGCTTCAAACCAGTGAATTCCTCAAGCTCATTAAAGAACTCTTCATTCCAATCTGCTCTGACCACATGCAAGAAACCAGCTTCAGCAATCGCAGAGAACGCTAGGAAACGACTACGCTTGGATTTATTAGGTCGAATCATCTTGGATGAAACACCCATTTCTGCCAAGTCTCTTTTCATTTCGTTGGCTCTGGCAATACCAGCTTGGCCCGGATCAATAGGGTAACTAACTACTGTTGAATTACCGTCTGATCTTGCTGTGTGGTAAATTAGTTCCTGCACAATGTGAGGTCTATCGCGGACACTTACAATATCTTCAACGGTGTAAATACCTGCGTCATCTTTGGAGATTAGAACGCCACGAGTCCAGTCAGGATTAGGAGACTGTGTAGAAACTGGCTGAGAAGCCAAGTCATATGCACGTACTCTCTTCTTAGCTCGGATGTTCGGATGGTCAACCATAGTAACCATCGTGCGGTTGAACAGACCAGCTTCTTCTTCACGAGCGGTCCAGCTACCATCCAAAAAGATTCTTCGCTTGATTTCGGGCAGAGCCTTCAAGTTAGAGATATAATCAGGGTTAGCTTTTAACAGCGGAATGTTCTGACTGATGTGAGCTTTAATTGCTCGGAAACTCTGCACAGGTGAATCTTTACCGCCACCGTGGATTGCTTCTGCTTCTTTACGACTGTCATACCACAGAGGTTTGTTATTCTGCAATACGAAGAATCGCTCTACGTTGGATTTTTCATCGTAAGGTATACCGTATTCGTCAAGGTAGAAGTCCTTGATCCAATGGTAGATACCGTGGTTGTACATTGGGTTGGTACTCCACATCATCTGGGGTACATAATCTACGTTTGCGTTACGCAATCGTCCGATCAACGGTAAGATCATTTCCTCAAATGGAAATAAAGTAGCCTCGTCAAACACGATAAGACTGTATTGAGCACCAAGGTGGCTCATAATATCAGACTGGTATTGAAGATGTGAAAACTTAATCTTAGCATTCGTAGCAGGGATGTAGATTTCCATTTCCCTATTACGAATCTGCACACCCTTACCGAACATCCTCTTAAAGACCATTGTGGCTTCGTCCCAAATACCACCGTTTTGACGAAGTTGCGTACTAGTTCTACGAAAAACAACAGCCGTGGTATTCTTTCGCATGGCAAACTTAACTAGATTGATAATGATCGCAAAAGTTTTACCTGCACCAGCAGAGCCTGCGTATAGTGTAATCTTAGAGTCGGATGCTAAGAATTGTTCCTGTGGTAGAGAAGCAGGTGCAAGTGTAAAAGGTTCATCCATAAATTCCTTCCATGAGTTCTTCGTCAAGATTATTAAATTTACGTATGTTTTCTTCCTTGGTAATCACTCGTAAATTCCAAGGTACGTGCAGTCCACAAACGGTTTCACCATGCAAAGGTACAATATGATCTACCTCATGCTGAATTCCTGTAGAGTCAGTCAATCTGCGTGACTCTTTATAAACATCTCGTATTTGAGCAGTCATTTCCCTTGTTAACTAACTAGGGCTTGCTCGACTTATTCGATATTTTCTCAACTTACTATAGTGTAAATACAGTGCTCGGTTCTCAGAGTAGTGTTCACGGCGTTTGACTCGCTCTACTTCAGCGTTCTTCATGTAGTTGAGTTGTTTTCTGCGCTTAACGTGTTCCTTATTCTGCTCACACCATTGCTTGCTTTGTGCGTCTAACCGTTCTTTATTTGCAAGTCGATATGCTTTATTGTATTCAGTTTGACAAGCATTACACTTCGGTGATAATCCATCTTTAGCTGAACTTCGTTTATAGAAGAAACTAGTGTCGAAACTATTTTTACAAGTGCAACAAATTTTATTCATTATATTACCTCTAATACACCTCTATAAATGATAGGACAACAAGTGAGGAAACTTGCTTTCGGT